ACTCCCGGATAAGCACTAAAGATGTTGTCGGAGGTGTCTCCACGCATACACTTCTCAAATAGAAGCCAGGACGGATCCGGCGCGGGCTTGTCTTGTTTAGTTTTCTTATCAATAACACGCTTACCTTTTTCATCAAAGTATCCTTCGTGTGTAGTGGTAATCTGCATTACACCATTGTACTGTTTTACATTAGGTGCAATCAATTGTGCAAAATCTCCATCTGTCGAGATAATAACATGGTTATCATTTGGATGTGCTTGAATAAAGCCGGCAATCAAGTCATCTGCTTCTAGTTGAGGATGGTGTAATACTGTACTGTTAGTCTTGTTGATAATGAAATCTTTAAACTGATCAAAAGTTTCCCAAAAGATCTTTTCTTCTTCTGCTTCGGATACAGTATGTTTGGCTCTAGCTTCAGTCCGCTGTGCCTTATAGGGAATATAGAAATCTTTGCGCCATGATCGACCTTCGAGACAGAAGATAACATGGTCACCTTTAAAGTCACGCCAGGCCTTGCGAATACTGCCCAATACAGTTTGCAAACTCATTCCAACTTTTTCACTAGCATCGCCACGCACAACATGCCGAGCACGAAAGAATGTGTTAGCAGTATCTACAAGAATATATGTTTTTGTCATTAAGAAACCTCAGACTTTCCATTACCTAAATTATTCACATTAATAAATCCAGCACCTCTACGGCTCATGTCTACGCCTTCTTCTTCGCCAACATTGCGACATAGTTCGCTGAACCACTGATCTACAATAGCTTCGTCGTTATCGCCTGTATAACCGGCGGTCTTTAATTGTACTACAAAATACTCATTCCAGTCTAGTTCAAAAAACCCGTTACGGATATTGTCTTTGTTAACATGAGTATCTAATACTGCTACCCAAGGCTCTTTCTTTTCTGTAGCAATCTCTTTTGGAGTTTTCAAAACTTCGGCAAGTTTGGCTTCAGTTTCGGCAACCTTTTTATTAGCCTCGTCGACATGACTTGCCATTTGCTGAGCCGCTTTTTCCATACGGTCCGCTCGTTCTTCGATCTTATCTAGACCCAATATCTTTTTAATAAAATTTTTCATTTAAGTCCCCCACTCATTTTTAAACAACGGTACCTGGAGTCGATCACTGTATCGCCAGCCTCGCTTCATTGCGGCAAAGGCCACGGATTTAGCATTAAGACTGTAAACAGACTCAACACCGCCGACAGGCATAATGTATATGTGACCTTTAAAGCCAGCCGCTCTAAATTCGTTAACTGCTCGTTCTGCATCTTTAATATCTTCTTCTGTCGAAACTACAAATTTCAAATAGGCTGTGCCATACTGCTCATACTCACAAACACGCTCGGGTTTAATAGCATCTTCCCACGGCTCACCGCTTACAGGTAGTTTTGCACTAACGCTAAATGTAATTTCTCTTTCTGGATTTGCATCTACCCAGCTACGCAGATACTCTTTAAAATCTTTTGTCAAACGCATGGTACCGTTTGTTTCGAATGTAATTTCTTTTAACCCTGCCATCTTAGGATGATTGAGTAAATCTGGATATTGCTTTTGCCACCCTAACAGTGGCTCCCCGCCTGTAATTACAAGATGCTCATCTCGCCATTCACCGTGGGGCAATATCTGCATAATGCGTTCTGCGATAGCATCTGTACTAAGCATCGGGCTAAGATCCTTGAAACTAGGATGCCAGCTGGCATAACTATCGCACCCTGTGGATACTAGCGGAAGCTGTTTGTAATCAGTAAAATGATGTACTACTTCTGCAATTTCATCTGCCTCTGTACTCAATTGTCCCTTAGGCATACCAAAGCCGGCACATTTAAAATTACAACCGAAAGTACGCAAGAAAACGGACGGTACACCCATGTAGCGTCCTTCACCTTGAATACTGTAAAACAATTCTGCTATTTTAATATTACTCATTCTATTCCTTTACATAGTGTAAGTTTACTATAAATATTTAGGCAAGTCAACTAGTATGAACAAATTAATAACCAAAATATATTGGAATCTCAGTGATCACTGTAAGGCAGAATGTGATTATTGCCCTACCCATTTTCGAGGCGGCGAGTTGATACATGAAACTCCGGATTACCTAAGAGTGGCAAAATTATTAATTGACTCTTATTCTGCTCAGGGTAGAATTATTGATTGGGAATTCGACGGAGGTGAACCGCTCGATCTCGATGATCCAGTTACACTGTTAAAGCTATGTAGAGAAAATGGGCTATCGATGAAGCTACATACCAATGGCGGTCGACTGTGGCTGGATTGGTGGGCTATTGAACCTTATGTAGATAACCTGCATCTTTCTTATCACTATTGGCAAAACCCTGCGCTTGTCAAATATATTGTCGATACCTTTCAGAAGAAAGGAAAACAGTTTCATGTATCAATTCCAATCAGGCCAGATCATTTTGAGGAAGATATGGCCAGAGTTAATCTAGTGGAATCGGATCACGGTATCACTGTTGGTAAGGCAGTACTATACAAAAATGCCGATAGGACTGGCGGAATGTTTAATTATAATTCAGAACAATTGGCAATAATGAGCGGAGTTAAAATTGCCAAGATCCGGGAAGTGCAACCACCGCCGGTAGTGGAAGAAATTATCAAACAAGCACCTTTGGTTAAAGAAAAAGTTGTGTTCGAAACAACAACTTGGAATGAAAGATATAAAGAAACCTACAGTAAAAATCCTGTGTATACGGGACAATTATGCAATGTAGGTGTTGAGCATTTGAGAATAAGTCACGGCGGCTGGGTGGCAGGTAGTAACTGCAATAATCAACCTCTAGGTAATATCTGGGATGAAGGATGGGCGCCTCCGTCTACTCCGCAGGTATGTACTATGCTAGCCTGCGTAGACTCGTCGGATCAGAAAATTACAAAATTTCCTGTTTAGCGAGAGGGTTGTGTTTCTCGAAATCTTTCTAAAAAACTTTCTAGATAACAACTATATTCTTCATGGGTACTTATTTTCATATAATGTACCCATGTTTCTCCTTCACTTTCGACAAGCACAGTATCAATAACACGAAATGTATCGGACGCACTGACCCACATGCTGCCTGGTTTAGGTAAGTTCTTCATATATATTAGACCATTTTTTAAGTTTTTCAATCTTTGCTTCTTTGGCAATTGCAAGATTATCTGCCGATACTATACCTAGCTCTAGCATAATATCAACCATTGCAAGCATGTCGCCTAGTTCTTCTTCTAAGTGTTCTCGATTTGTTTTGGGTTTTCCGGGTTTAAGATTGTCAATTCCAAATCGACTAATTTTACTAATTGCTTGAATTACTTCGGCACATTCCTCTTGGGTAATGTCCATTACTTCTTTTTCTTTTTCGTTCATTTTAATTCTGCTCGCTTTGTTCTTTTAGATAAGTTTCATAATGAATCCATTCGTTCTTAACAAGGAATCCCCATTCGCGCTTTTTTGGGCCTACGAAAAATAATGTCCATGCAGTAACATCTGGGTCTAATTCAATACGATGATAGTTGTGCATCTTACCGAACCTAAAACTACCAGGACCACGCCATACCTTTACTTCACAGGATAGTTTACCCTGTTCATCAAATTGGGGCAACCATTCCCAGTACCCACCTTTGAGAATAATAGTGAAATAGTTCCAAGGATGGTCATGCACATGATCTGGATCAGATTTTAGGAACTTGTGTAGGAATACATTGTAGGGGAATGTCACACGCTCTTTAAACAGAACATAATAACGCTCTAGGTATGGTTCTCGATCTTGTCGATCCATAATGATACGCTTACGACCATTACGATCTAGAAAATTTAGAAACGCTTCAGTAATTCTTGACATGAGAAAAATCTTTCTGTTAAGTCTATTGTTTGTTTATGAAGTTGTGGTAATCTTTTTTCGTAGTGTGTCATGGTAACAATAATATGATGACACAGTTCTTGCCTATGTGCTAGGTAGCTGTCCCAATCTTGTGTCCATTCGCTTGGATATTTGAATCCTTCATAATACATTTCACTGTATGACAAACGATCTGGCACCATAGGAATGGCATCGACTACTGCACCTTCGTAACAACTAATACCTAAGGTTTCTTGTAGATTAGCACTAAAAACAATTTTGGACTCGCCTAACAAATTATGATATTCATTTTTTGTTAGCTGTTGATCCTGGCAAACTACAAACTCATATTGGGGTAGTAGTTCTTTTAAATCTCTAAATATTTCGACTTGTTTCTCTGGCGCTATGCGATGAGGGAACAATATAAGATCACGCTTGGGCATGCCCTTATACATAGTCAATGTATCATTCATATACTCCATTGGCCAGCCTGTGCGTACTACCTTACTGCTTAATATGCGCTGTTCTTTGTCATTTACAAATGTTTCACAAAATAAATTAATATGAAAATCTGTAGCAAAGTAGTTGTGATCAAATGCGTGAAAGAAACTCATTTCGGCATGCCTAACCCAAGGAGCATTACCTATTAGACGTCCTAAAAAGTCTTGAGGATCATAACTGCCAGCATGCCAAAGACCGTGTGTAGTTATCGGTATTCCCAATAACTCACTCATGTATTTTAAGTTTATGATGCCTGGATGCCACGCATCTGTGAACACAAAATGATCGCCAGGGCTAACTGCTCCGGAGCAAAAAAGGCGACCAAGTTGTTCAACCTGACTAGCCTTGTATATATTGGTGCCACCAAAGTTAAGAAAAGCTCCTGGCGTAGTTGCTGGAGGAATGTCTCCAGGTCCTGATATAACTCGTACATTGTGTCCTGCCTTTCGTAAGAGATTAGGCACATGGGACTTCCACTGCCCCGTGTACCTAGTTTCTACACTTTCTAAATCGATTAGAAAGATATTTGCCATCTTAGTGACGAGCCCTATTGTAGTCAACTCGGAACTCGCGCTGGCGAGCTGGTTCGGGTCGACCTTCTTTTTCTCTTCGAGCCTTACGCTCTAGATACTCGTTGTTTCGCTGAAAGTTACGGTACTCTTGCGAGCGATATAAATCAGCAGGGTTGTAGGGCAGTAGGTTAATCCTACAGTGATCAAGCCACGCATCGAGATCATCAAAGATCCGAGTAACTTCTGGCTTCAAACGAAGAGTTTTTTGAATGTAATTTGGCTGAGCCATTTTAAGATTCCATATAAGAAATATGATTAATAAATGTGAGAGTGGCTCCATTCTCGCC